GGGGCTAAAATTGCAGGTGCGGTACTGCTTGCAAGAGGCGTACACGACATTTGAGGGCGACCGCGTGAAAAGTATCGACTACGTTGCGGACTTCGTGTACGAGCGCAGAGCGGCTCCTGACAGCTACGGCCAGCGGTATTGGCTGCCGGTTGTGGAGGACGTGAAGGGGATGCGTACCCGCGAGTATGCCATGAAAGCAAAGCTGTTCCGCAGTAGGTACGGGTTTGCTATACGGGAGGTGTGACGTGGAGCGCACAAACCAGCCGCTGACGAATGAGGCGGCAAGGAAACTGATGGCGCTGGACGTGCAGGACAAGGAGATACTGACCTACGAAAAGCTGGACGAATGGTACACCGCATGGGGCGGGCAGTGCTACGTCAGCTTTTCCGGCGGAAAGGACAGCACGGTGCTGGCGTATCTGGCGGCGCGGTACCTGTCGAGCTTCAGGACACCGCCGTGGGAGCTGAACTTGGTGTTTGTGAACACTGGGCTGGAGTACCCGGAGATACAGAAGTTCGTGAATGAGTACGCCGACTGGCTGCGGAGGGAGTTTCCCCGCGTGACCGTAAACCTTCACCGTCTACGACCGAAGATAAACATTCGGCAGGTGGTGACGAAGTACGGGTACAGCATCATCGGTAAAGACGTAGCGCACCGGATAGAAACCGCGCGGCGTTCACCAGATAGCCGAAGTATGAAGCTATTGCGTGGGGAAGTCTTACGCGCCGATGGGGAAAAGAGTATGTACAACTGTGAAAAGTGGGAGTATTTGCTTTCGGCTCCATTTCTCATATCAGACAAGTGCTGTGGAATTATGAAAAAGTCCCCGTCAAAGAGCTATGAGCACAGAGCGGATGTCAAGCCCACGACGGCAACAATGGCGGAGGAAAGCCTTCTGCGTATACAGAAATGGCGCGAAACCGGCTGCAACGCCTTTGAAGGAAGGCGTCCCTTATCTAAGCCCATGAGTTTCTGGACGGAGCAGGATGTGCTGCGGTTTATCGTGGAGCGGGGGCTACCCTACGCCAGCGTGTACGGCGACATCGTGGCCAGCGACGGCGAGAACGACTACGGCGCGACGCTGATCGACTGCAAGTTGCACTGCACGGGATGCCAGAGGACGGGCTGTATGTTCTGCGGTTTCGGAGCGCACCTCGAAAAGGGAGAAAACCGTTTTGAACGTATGAAGCACACACACCCGAAGCACTATGCGTTCTGCATCGGCGGCGGGGCGTTTGACACGGACGGACTGTGGAAGCCCACAAAGGACGGCCTCGGTTATGCGCGGGTGCTGGATTATATCGGAGTGAGGTATTGAGATGGGTAAGCAGCATTTGAGCCGGGACGACCGGATTTTTATGGACGGCAAGCGGCGCGGTACGCAGGAAAACATGGACATGGTGGCAATGGTGCTGATGGACAAATGCGGCTGGCACGTCCAGGAGGAGACAGCGGACAGCCGGGACACGCAGAGCATTGCGTACCTGTATGCGTGCCTGGAGAAGATGGCGGAGGAGATAAACGAAGGCCGCATCAAGCGGAAGCACATCAAGGACGTGCTGAAGGACGAGTGCGGCGTTGTGTTTGGAGATTGAGATGAAAGTTTTATGTGCGTGTGAGGAAAGCCAAGTGGTATGTATTGCGTTTCGTGCGCTGGGGCATGAGGCATATTCCTGCGACATACAGGAGCCGTCCGGCGGACATCCCGAGTGGCACATTTTAGGCGACGCTCTAAAGGTCATCGAGGGGGGGCAAGTGACCACAATGGACGGACAGGTGCATGATGTGGGGCGATGGGATATGATTATCGCCTTCCCTCCGTGTACCAAAACAAGCAATGCCGGGGCAAGGCACTTGTATAAAGGCGGCAGGTTAAATCTTCGCCGCTACTATGAAGGGCTTTGCGGCAAAGCGTTGTTTTTGGCAATATGGGCAGCCGACTGTGACAAGGTTATAATTGAAAATCCGACACCAAGTAAAGTGTTTGAGTATCAAGAACCAACCCAAGCCATACAGCCCTATCAATACGGACACCCGTTCAGCAAAAAAACCTTGCTGTGGGAGCGTGGTGTACAGCCGTTGAAGCCGACAAATATTGTTGAGCCGACAGCAACATGGTGTCCGAGCGGCAGCTATAGTTATAAGCATGGGGAACAGCATAAAGGTATGTTTACCACGGATAGGGCCAAAAACCGCGCAAAGACCTTCCCCGGCATCGCCAAAGCTATGGCGGAGCAATGGGGCGGCGATGCGAGAGGAGGAATGACATGGTAAACGACGCTTTGTTTTCCAGCGATAAGAATTTCTGGGAAACGCCGCAAAAGCTGTTTGACGAGTTGAACGCGGAGTTTCATTTCACGCTGGACGTTGCCGCCAGTGATGAAAACCACAAGTGTGCGCGGTATTTCACGCAAAGCGATGATGGTTTGCGGCAAAATTGGGAGGGCGAAACGGTGTTTTGTAACCCGCCCTACGGGAGCAAGGAAACCGGGCTGTGGACGGAGAAGTGTTACCGCGAAGGACAGAAACCGGGGACAACGGTGGTGCTTCTGATCCCCGCCCGGACAGATCGTGCCAGCTTTCACGACTATATTCTTGGCAAGGCAGAGATCCGCTTCCTGCGTGGTAGGCTGAAATTTGAGCTGGACGGAAAGCCGATTGGAACGGCACCGTTTCCCAGCATGATTGCCATTTGGCGAGGAGGAATGACATGACAAGAGATAAGATCGTGACTGCGCTGCGGTGCTGTGGATCGTGTTGGGCGTGTACTGTTTCTTCGGACTGAGGAAGTGGAACAAGCGGTTCAGTGAGCTGTATGACGAACTGAAATGGGAGGTGGAGTGACATGGAAACGCTGAATTGTATTCGCTGCGATTTTCGCCATAAGGATAACGGGAACTGCACTGCTGTCGGGGGATTCTGCACGGCGGTAACGGCTGCACACTGCCCGATGTTGCAGAAATATTTAGATACGGGGCTGGGGCCGGATGAAGTGACCGCACTTCAAAAAGATTGGAGCGACCTTTGCACTATCGTAGGAGAATGTGGCGGCATCGACCGCCTGCGGGAGCTGGCCGAGGCCGACAAGGACGGGCGCGTGGTGGTGCTGCCGTGCAAGGTGGGAGACACGGTCTACATGATTTCATGGAGATTAAACGGGCGGCATGAAATTGAAGAGCGAGTTTTCAGCTTGACGTATTTCGACCCTGCAAAATACGGGAAAGACTATTTCCTTAGCCGCGAGGAGGCGGAGAAAGCATTGGAGGCGATGAAGGATGGCTGAATTAAGGCATTGCCCATTTTGTGGCGGTGAAGCGGTTATAAACGTCAACCCGGACGCAGTGGAGGACACGCAAGGTAGACGTTGGGCGTATAATGCCGTGTGCATTAGGTGTTGCACAACGTCAGGTCTTACATATACGCCCAAAAAGGCTAAAGAAGTATGGAACAGGAGGGCTGACAATGGGTGAATACATTGAGCGCCGCACGGCAATTGAGCATTTGAACGTTTGGTGCGGCGGGTGTGGAAGCGCGGTGGAATGCATCCTCGCAGAGCCCGCCGCTGATGTGGCCCCGGTGGTGCATGGGCGGTGGATTGAAGATGGGAGTTTGATTATCACCTGCTCAGAGTGCAAACGGGGATATAATCTGATCGCTAAATATACCCACTACTGCCCCAACTGCGGGGCCAAGATGGACGGAGGTGCTGACCATGAGGCTGATTGATGGTGACGCAATCTTGAAAGCAGACGAAAATTCCGATAAAGCGCTTGTCCTGGGAAGCGGGAAATCTCTGGAAATAGCCTATGTTTTGCTAAAAAAGAAGGTGGAGGACGCTCCCACCGTGGATGCCGTGGTCGTGACGCGGTGCAAGGACTGCGAACACGCCGAACGGTATGAGCGGGCAGATGGAACCGCAGGCTATTATTGCGGGTACCCGCAAAACACTTTCACCTATGGTGAGCGCTGGGATCGTGTATTCAAACCGGCAAAAGAGGCAGACGATTTTTGCAGCTACGGCGAGAGAAAGCGGGAGTAAAATGTGGGATCAAATTGAGCGAAAGTGTAAGCTGTGCGGGAAGGTGTATAGAGTGGATGGAAATCAAAACTCCATTCAGGACTCCATGTGCCCGGCCTGCGAAAAATTTTTAAAGCCGCTGACCGAATGCTTTGTACCGGTTATCCGGTGCAAAAACTGCGCAAATGGAATGGTATCCGACAACAATGAATACATAATTTGTTGCAGACTTGGTGTTCCCATGGGATTCGACGATTACTGCTCTTGCGGCGAGAGAAAGGTTGCCGGGGAGCTAAAACACGCCGCTCAGTGCGTGGCGGAAGGGTACGTTACCTGGGCAGATATCCGGCAGATGCTCAAAGAATACGGCGTTGAGACGGCGCTGGAATAGGAGGTACGATGAACGTTTACAGAGATGTTCCAATAATCTTGTGCGAAGGGCCCAGGCTTGCTATTGCGGATGTGGAAGAGCACTTTGTAGAGAGCTTGGCTGGCTCCTTTTGCGTGGTGTTAATAATTCACGCACATGGCGACGTGAAACCATTCCGCCATACGTTTGCCAAAGTGCATGTGTTTGGGCGGGACGTAACAGTGTATCAGGGAGACAGGCCAAACACGTTGATTACAAAGGACGCGGAACCAGATGGTTTCTATGACACTCCTGGAGGTGTTACATGAGCAGCAAATACTCGCTCCCCTACGATATCCGAATGGAGTGCATCGCCTATGTCAGGGGCTATCCCCGCCGGGTCCGCGCGTACAATGCGGCCCGGGAAGAAGTGTTGGAGTCGTCGGCCTATGCCATGTCTGGCATGCCCCATAGCCCCGGTAACAGCAGGATAGCCGAGCGCAAGGCGGAACGGCTGGCAACCATAGAGAACTGGCCGGAGACGAAGAAGATGCGGGCCGTAGAATACGCCATGGACAACGTAGGCAGGGACATTGCCAACGAGAACGTGCGGCGTAAGCTGGTATGGGTGATCATGCGGAATTGCGAGAACCGGGACAGATACCCGCTTAGAATCATGGACGGATGCGGATTCAGCGAGAGAACCATGAAGCGCCGCAAAGCTGCATTTTTGTGGCACGTAGCGGATTATTTGGGCCTGGTTTCCTAAAAGTTGGCCCATTAGGCACATAAAAACGTGCTAAAATAGTATCATCGGAAAGTGGAACCAGTCAGCCCACAACCCGAAATTTCATTTTTTTCCTCTTTCTTTCCTCCAAAGGTTATAAGGCACAGCCGGTAATTGGTGCTTCCGCGCAAGCGGCCTCGCAAGAGCGTTACCGGCATGCAGACACTCACGGGATATCTCGCGGGTGTCTGTTTTTATGCTGGTGTAGCCAAAAGGTAAGGCACGGGACTTTGACTCCCGTATGTGCTGGTTCGACTCCAGCCGCTTGTGCCAAAAGAGGAGTGCCGCTGTCTTGAGTGCGGCGTTGTTGCCCTTCGGGGCGGGTAAAGTCTGCTATGTACAGGCCAAGGGGCGGGGGCTGGTAGCAAAACAGGAGGATGGCATGGAAATCACAAAGCGGCGGCTTGCGGATATTGTACCGTATGCCGCAAACGCAAAAAAGCATGATAAGCGGCAAATCAACAACGTTGCGGAGAGCATCAAGCAGTACGGCTTTGTGCAGCCGATTGTGATTGATCGCGACGGCGTGATTGTAATCGGCCACTGCCGCGCTATGGCGGCAAAGAAGCTGGGCATGGAAGAAGTGCCTTGCGTCTGCGTGGACGATCTGACACCGGAGCAGGTGAACGCCCTGCGTCTGGTGGATAACAAGAGCAACGAGAGCGATTGGGACTTTGACCTGCTGGCTGATGAGCTGCCTGGGCTTGACCTGTCGGCGTTTGACTTTGATTGGGGGCTGCGTGATGAACTCGACACATCAGTTGTAGAGGACAACTACGATCCTGTTTTACCGGCAGAGCCGAAGAGTAAACTTGGCGATGTGTACCAGCTTGGAGACCATCGCCTTATGTGCGGAGATAGCACGTCTTTGGCAGACGTACAGAAGCTCTTGGGGGGGGCACAAATGGATTTGCTGCTCACAGACCCCCCGTACAATGTGGACTATCAGGGCACCGCCGGGAAGATTAAGAACGACAATATGGAGGATACGGCCTTCAGGCGTTTCCTGACGGATGCTTTCTCCAATGCGGCGATGGTCATGAAGCCCGGTGCTCCGTTCTACATCTGGCATGCAGACAGCGAGGGGTATAACTTCCGAGGCGCGTGCAGAGATGCGATGCTGCGTGTCCGGCAGTGTCTGATCTGGGTGAAGAACTCCCTTGTGATGGGGAGACAGGATTTCCAGTGGAAACATGAGCCTTGCCTGTATGGTGAGAGCGAGATTGAAGAGGAAGCACACGAACCTTGCCTGTACGGATGGACGGAAGGCAAGAAGCACTACTTCTTCAAGAACCGCAGGCAGACAACCGTGCTGAATTTTGATAAGCCTGTCAAATCTGCGGAGCATCCGACCATGAAGCCGATTAAGCTGTTTGATTACCAGATGCAGTGCTCCAGTAAGCCGGGCGAGAATGTGCTTGACCTGTTCGCTGGGTCCGGCACAACGATCATGGCAGCGGAGCAGAATGGCAGACACGCTTTCTGCATGGAGTACGATCCGAAGTATGCGGACGTCATTATTGATCGATGGGAAAAGTTTACCGGAGAAAAGGCGGTGCTTCTGAATGACGATTGAAGAAGGGCGGGCGATCATTGAAAAAACAGGCAGCCCGCACCTAAAGCGGGACATGGAGAAGTTTATTAACCGCCAGCAGAGAAAGGAGGGCGCGTATGGCAAGGCCAAGAAAGGAAATAGACCAGAAGCAGTTCGAGAACCTCTGCGGCCTGCAATGCACGCTTGAGGAAATCTGCGGCTGGTTTGATGTGACCGATAAAACATTGGATAGTTGGTGTAAACGCACCTATCATGCCAGTTTTTCCGAGGTATTTAGGCAAAAGCGAGGAGCGGGGAAGATTTCACTGCGTCGGAGTCAGTGGCAGCTTGCGGCAAAGAACGCAAGCATGGCTATTTGGCTGGGGAAACAGTACCTTGGGCAGCGCGATATTGTTGAGCTGGGTTTGCCGACTGATAACGCACAGGAGGATGCTTTGAGCGTGAGCCTGCGTGAAATGGCAGAAGGGTTGGAGAGCGATGATTAGCCCGAGGCAGCAGAAAATCCTTGCTTTCCCCTATTCCAAGTATGACGCGCTGATCTGCGACGGCGCCGTTCGTTCCGGCAAAACCTCCATCATGATGTGGGCGTTTGTCCGCTGGGCGATGGAGAATTTCAGCGGTCAGCGCTTCGGTGTGTGTGGCCGCACGGTGGATAGCTGCACCAAGAATATCATCGTGCCGTTCACAGCGATGAGCCTTGCAAAGGAACGTTATATCATCCGCTGGCGGCGCGGCGACAAGGTGATGGAAGTGCGGCGCGGAGCCGTGACGAATTACTTTGAGGTGTTCGGCGGCAAGGATGAGGCCAGCTATACGCTGATCCAAGGCCGGACGCTGGCGGGTGTGCTGCTGGACGAAGTGGTGCTGATGCCGCGCTCGTTTGTGGAACAGGCGCTTGCACGTTGTTCCGTTGACGGTGCGCGGTTGTGGTTCTCCTGTAACCCCGGCAGTCCACATCACTGGTTCTATCAGGAGTGGATCAAGCGAAGCCGTGAGCGCAACGCACTGTATCTACATTTTGAAATGACGGACAACCCCGGCCTGAGCAAGCGCACCCTCGAACGGTACGAGAATATGTATGCCGGTATATTTTATGACCGGTATGTGCGCGGCCTGTGGATAGCGGCAGAGGGCATCGTTTATAAGGACTTTGCCAACGATACAGAAAAGTATTTGATCGGAGACCCTTTGGAGTGGGCCAAGCAAAACGGCGCCAGCTTTTCAATCATTTCAATTGGCGTTGACTTCGGTGGTACAAAGTCCGCAACGAAATTTCAAGCCACCGGGATCACAAAAGATTTCCGTGTTGTGGCGTTGGAAGAAGAATACATCAAAAACGAAGAGATTGACCCGAATGCATTAAACCGGCGTTTTGCTACGTTCTGCCAGCTGATAACGTCAAAGTATGGGTACAGCCAGACAAGAGCGGATAGCGCGGAAACGGTGCTAATTCGTGGGTTAGATCATACCGCGCAAAAAATGCGCCTCGGAACGCAGGTCAAGAATGCAATGAAACTGCAAATCACAGATAGAATCAGGCTTGTGGTGCTGCTGATGAAACAGGGTCGTTTTAAGGTTTCGCGCAACTGCCCGCATCTGATCGATGCACTGCAAACCGCGATTTATGATCCTGATAAATTTGAGGACGAGCGCTTGGATGACGGCACGTCCGACATCGACAGTTTGGATGCTTTTGAGTACAGCATTGAGCCTTATTACAAAGACCTGGAACGTGCCGGGCACATGATGGGACGGTGAAATAGTGAATATTCGGAGAGCATTAAAGGATCTTGGGTTTGACACGGTCGACAATAAATTCTATTCTCTGATCGACCTGTGGGCCGCATGGTATAAGGGAAACGTTGAAGATTTCCACAGCTATACGGTGTGGAATGGAATTGAAGAGCTGGAGTGCCACCGGTATTCGGTGGGAATGGGAAAGAAAGTCTGCGAGGACTGGGCCAACCTCTTAATGAACGAGCGAGTCAACATCACGCTTGAAGGCAAACAGGAACAGGAATTTATCGATACTGTTTTTGCCGATAACAACTGGGAGGTCAAGGCTAACGAATCGCAGGAGCGCAAAGCGGCAGTAGGAACCGTCGCGTATGTGCCGGTGATGGAAGGCATGGGAATTAACCCAGATACAGCAGAAATCATTGACTCTGGCCGCATTCGCATCAACTACGTCAGCGCCTGGAACATCTACCCGCTGACGTGGGATAACGGCGTTATCCGCGAGTGTGCGTTCGCATCCACTCGGAAGGTCGATGAAACAGAATATACTTACATCCAGGTGCACCGGCTGCGCAACGGCGAGTATGACATTGAGAACCATCTGTATGATGCGGAGGAAGTACCGCTGGCCAGCGTGAAAGGGTTTGAGACAATTCCTCCGGTGATTCATACCGGCAGCGACAAGCCGCAGTTTGTGATTGACCGGCTGAACATTGCAAACTCTGACGAAAACAACCCGCTTGGCGTGGCTGCGTTTGCCCACGCCATCGACCAGCTTAAGAGCGTTGACATCACCTATGATAGCTATGTGAACGAATTTGTGTTGGGCAAGAAGCGCATTGTGGTGCAGCCGGAGGCAACCCAGAGCATTGATGGTCGGCCAGTGTTTGATAAGCGTGAGACCGTTTATTATGTACTTCCGGAGGACAGAGGCGGCAACGGCAACATCTTGCAGCAGGTCGATATGTCGCTACGGACGGCGGAGTTTAACACCGGCATGCAAGATATGTTGAACATCCTGTCCAGCAAGTGCGGTTTTGGTGAGAACCATTACAAATTCAACCAGGGCAGCATCGCAACTGCCACGCAGGTCATCAGCGAGAACAGCACCCTGTTCCGCACGGTCAAAAAACATGAAATTGTGCTTGAACGGGCAATCACAGAGTTGTGCCGGAGCTTGCTCCGCATGGGAAATCGGTACATGGGCGCATCCCTCAATGAGGACGTCCAGATCTCCATTGACTTTGACGATTCCATCATTGAGGACAAGGGCCAGGACTTTAACCGTGACGTGCAGCTTCTTAACGCTGGCATCATGAACGATTGGGAGTTCCGTATGCGCTGGATGAACGAGGACGAGGCGACCGCAAAGGCGGCGCTGCCGAAGGCACATGACATGGTAACCGAGGAAGAAACGGAGGTCGAGTAATGGGATTTGGAGAAAACACTGGGACTTTTTGGGTTGTGAAAAATGAGCCGGTATCCATTTACCCCGGAACTACTTGATGCGCTCCCAGAGGAGCTGGCAGAACTGTTCCGGGCGCTTGAGCTTGTGTTGCTGGATGAAATCTGCTCCCGGTTGAAAGTTGCGGATGAACTGAACGAGGTAACGGTGCAGGACATCAAGGCGCTGCGGGCGCACGGCATTGACCTTAAAAAGATTAAAAAGGCCATACAAAAAGCAACCGGCATAAGTGAGCAGAAATTAAACAAACTGCTTGATGATGTTGTGGAACGCAATCAGCAGTATTACACCAATGTCATTGACCTTGCGCATATCACTCAGCCGGAAACGCTGGTAAGCATCGAGGACACCTGGGCCATATACCAGCAGACAAAGCGGGACTTGCGCAATATAACACAATCAATGGGCTTTTTGGTGGACGCTGGGCGCACAATGCTCCCACCTGCCAAAGCGTACCAATGGGCACTTGACAGCGCAGCGTTGCAGGTGCAGAGCGGTGCAATTAACTACAATCAGGCAATTAAAACGGCGGTAAAGGAACTTGCGGACAGCGGTCTGAAAGTGGTTGACTACGAAAGCGGCCATCGGGATCATGTCGATGTTGCCGTGCGAAGAGCCGTAATGACCGGCGTATCTCAAATCTGCGCCAAGTATACGGAGCAATCCTCAGAATATCTGGATACGCCCTATTTTGAAGTATCGGCCCATGTTGGCGCGCGAGATAAGCCGGGACCGTCACCGTGGTCATCGCATAAGGATTGGCAAGGACGTGTTTACAGCGTCCGTGTAGGGGACATTTACCCGAGCATTTATGATGTTTGCGGCCTGGGCGCTGTTGACGGCCTGGAAGGGGTCAACTGCCGCCACAGGCGGTTCCCGTGGGTTGAGGGCGTGTCCGAGCGCACTTACACGAATGAACAGTTGGAGCACATCGATGATGACCACGGATGCACGTTTGATGGCAAGGATTACACGGCATACGAGGCAACCCAGATGCAGCGCCGTATTGAGCGAACGGTTAGAAAGCTAAAGCGTGAAAAAGCCGCCTACAAGGCCGCAGGATTGCATGAAGATGAGACTGCGGTAAACATACGGATACGGCGGTTAAACGCTAAATACAAGGCGTTCAGCGTGAAAGCTGGCCTGCCGGAGCAACCGGAGCGGATGCGCATCTATTTTACGGATGACGCAATGTTAAAAACGGCAAATGCCATGAAAACGCATCGGGCAAAAGTGGAAGTGTCTAACGCTAAAGACGATAGAGACACTCTTGAGTTTTTCGGCGCAGACGCAAGAGATAACTTGAATTCTATTGTGAAAAGACGTACAATGAAGCTGGAAAATGGCTTTGCTTGCTTCCCGGACAGTGACCCGCTGAATGAAAATGTTAAAAGGGTAAAACCTCTTAAAACATATTTTGACGTCGCTATGCACGGAAGCCAGACGGCAGTCGGATTTGGCACAAAAGAACTCAATATGTCACCGCGCTTACTTGCCGCAGTCATTCGGCATAGTAAAGGGTGGAATGGCCAGAAAGTTCGTTTGCTATCTTGCAGCACAGGCGCACGCATGGAAAACGATTATTGCTTTGCAGAAGAGCTGGCAAATGCACTTGGCGTTGAAGTGAAAGCCCCAGACGATGTGCTTTTTATTTCCGGTGCTGGCGTACTGAAAGTAGGAACACATGGGGAAGGAAATATTTTGCCGTTTACCCCAAATCAAAGAGGAAGGAGAAAGTGACATGGATTTCGGTTTTTTTAAAGGATTGCCATACAAGAATTCTATTGAGAATTTTGAAGACTATAAGAAATACAAAAATAGTATCCCAAAAGAAGCGATTTTAAGCCACATTTCCTCCCTCGATGCCGGGTTGACATCGCTGCCCAGTTTTGATATGTTTACTGGAGAAGAACTTCACGCAGGTATGTTTTGGGACGGTAAATTCACCTTCCCGTATGAGTTCCTGCATTACTACAAGAATTATGACATTGGCGTCCCCTATGAGTATGAAGCATATTTGAAAGAAATCGGGGTAGGCTAATGGATGATAAACTGATGCAGGCCATCGAGGCTATTATCCGGCGCGGAAATGACGCGGAGATCCGACGCAAGGGTGACGGATACATTGTGTTAGAGGTCAAGAAAACAATCAAATATTCAACTCCCGCGTAATTGGGCGCGGGAAAGGGCAATAGGAGCCAACTGCTGAGGAATTCTCGGTGGTTAGCTCTTTTGTTTTAAGTAAAACCCGCAAAGCACAGCGGTTTTTATAAAAACTATCGTCTGCGAAGAAACGCGGCCAAAGAAAAGGAGATAGTGTCATGGCACTTACACGAAAACTTTTGAAGGGTATGGGTCTCACCGATGAGCAGGTAGATACCATCATCGAAGCGCATACCGACACTGTGGACGGCCTAAAGGCGGATGTGACCCGCTACAAGGCCGATGCGGAGAAGCTGCCCGGCGTTCAGAAGCAGTTGGACGACCTCAAGGCGGCAGGTGACGGCGGTTATAAGGAGAAGTACGAGAAGGAACACTCGGCCTTTGAAGCCTTTAAGACCGACATCACGGCAAAGGAGAGCAAGGCGGCAAAGGAAAGGGCCGTCCGGGCTTACTTTGAGAGCAAAAACATCACCGGCGCAAATCTCGACCTTGCCATGCGCGGATGCGGCGAGGAAATGTCTGCCTTGGAGCTGGACGGCGAGAAGATCAAGGACACCAAGAGCCTTGACGCTCTCGTAGACGGCACTTATAAGAGCCTTGTTTCTAAGCCTGCTGTCCGGCTGGACATGGGCGCACGGCTCAACGAGGGCGGCAAGCCTATGACCAAGGACGAGATTATGAAAATCACCGACAGAACGGAGCGGCGCGCTGCAATCGCCGCAAATATGGATTTGTTTAGAAAGGAAGAATAAAAATGGCTGTTGATCCTAAGCTGATTAAGAAGGAAGATCTTGCCCGTGTTCGCGAGATCGAGTTTACCGAAATGTTCGGCTATTCCATCAAGAAGTTGATGGAGGCTCTGGGCGTTACCCGCAAGATCGCCAAGCAGGCCGGTACTGTGCTCAAGAGCTACAAGGCTACCGGAACTCTGGAAGACGGCGCTGTGGCCGAGGGCGAGACCATCCCTCTGAGCAAGTACAAGACCGAGGCTGTGAACTACAAGGAGATCACCTTGAAGAAGTGGCGTAAGGCCACTTCTGCCGAGGCAATCACTGATCGCGGCTACGATCAGGCCGTCGAAATGACCACCGATGAAATGCTGAAGGACGTGCAGAAAGGTATCCGCAAGGATTTCTTTGGCTTCCTCGCAACCGGTACTGGCACGGCCAGCGGTGCTACCTTCCAGGCGACCTTGGCTCAGGCATGGGGCCAGCTGCAGGTGCTGTTCGAGGATGACGAGATCGGCGCAGTGTATTTCATGAACCCGCTGGATGTTGCGGACTATCTCGCAACTGCCAACATCACCCTGCAGACCGCTTTCGGCATGACCTATGTCGAGAACTTTCTCGGCCTGGGCACCGTGATTCTGAACTCCAGCGTCCCCAAGGGAAAGATTTACGCCACCGCCAAGGACAACATCGTCCTGTACTACATCCCTGTGAACGGCGCAGATCTGGGCGAGGTGTTCAACTTCACCACCGACGCCACCGGTTATATCGGTATCCATGAGGAACCCGATTACACCAACATGACCGCATCCGATACCGTTATCAACGGCATGGTGTTGTTCGCCGAGCGCATTGACGGCGTGGTTGTCGGCTCCATCACTCCGGCAGTGGGGGGCTAAGCGAACTGCTGAGTGAGCCTGACCCTGAAACTTCTTCTTTCTCCAACATGACAAAAGCCCAACTGCTTGATTATGCCAGGGGAAACGGGGTGGACGGGGTCAGCAGTTCAATGCGCAAGGCTGACATAATCGCAGTATTGGAAGGGAGCTGACCCGTATGACATACGCTGATTATACATACTACGCCGGAATCTATATGGGTTCTGTGAGCGAGGAAGATTTTCCGCGTCTGGCTGTTCGGGCCAGCTCCTTCCTCGATTACTACACCCAAAACCGGGCGAAAGACAACGCTGATATGGACGCTGTAAAGATGTGTTGCTGCGCATTGGTGGACAAGTATCAGTTGATCGAGACCGCGCAGCAACTTGCCGCAACCGGGCTGACGGATGCGCTTACCGGCGGTGACGTGAAAAGTGAAACGGTAGGCGGGTATTCTCGCACACTGGCCAGCGGCGGGGAAAGCGCCGCTGCTGCATTGAGTGCCACGGACGGCGCAAGAAAATTGCTGGCGGAAACGTGCATGGAATACCTTGCCCATACAGGGTTGCTGTATCGCGGAGGTGGTTGCAGATGTACACTCCCCACACTGTAACGGTTTACAACGTCGTGCGTGAACCGGACCCTGCCACGCTAAAAGATGTCACAAACCTATATGTAACCGTGCTTGATGGCGTGTTCTGCGAGGCGGCAAAGGGAGTTAACGTGCGCAAAAGCGGGCTTGAAGGCGCCGACGCAGTAAACCTGTATATCCCATTTACGGTAAAAGCTGTGGATGGATTTAGCGGAAAGCCCAAGACATATACAGAGCCGCAAGCATTTTTTGCCTCGAGCGACAGGGCGGGCCTATGGACGTTATCCACCACCGGCAATGGTGGCGATACATTTTTCGTCAAAGGCGAATTTGTAACGGACAACGAGGGCGTGGCATTGGCGCACGATAATTGCTGGAATGTGACTAAGGTTGACGCAAAAGACTTTGGCAGCGCAGATATGCAGCATTGGGAAGTGGGTGGGAAATAAGTGGCCGTTACCTTTGCGATGCATTTTGGCGGCATGGAGGCCATCAAGGACAAACTGGCTGAGAGCTGCACCCGCGCTGAAAGCATTGTGGGGCAGCAGGTCATAAAAGACACCGCGCCGTTTGTCCCTGCACTTACAGGATCTTTAACAATACGCACGAGGTTAGACGGCAACAAAATTATTTACCCCGGGCCTTATGCGCGGTTTTTGTACTACGGCAAAGTCATGGTTGATCCGCAAACCGGCAGCACCTTTGCGCCAAAGGGCGGGACGAAGGTTTTGACAAACCGAGACCTTGTATTTTCCAAGGCGATGCACCCGCAAGCACAGAGCCATTGGTTTGAGGCTTCCAAAGCGCAGAACATGGAGAAGTGGGTGCGGGTGGCAGATAAGGCGGTGAAGAAATTTGGAAAAGATTAAAAAGGCCGTGTCGGCGGCGGAAGAAGATCAGGTATCGCGCAAGCTACTTGTGTGGCTGAACACATACGCGGAGTTGCCAGTCGACATTATACGCTTTGAGTTTCTTTCTGCAGATACTTCCGCTATGGCGATGTCCACCATTCAGGCGGCGTACATCGTGCGGAGGTATATCACCGGCGGTTATGTGGCGGAGTATCAGTTCAAGATAATCTACCGAGTGAAGCCGGGGAACAGCAACGACAAACGGCTCAAGGCTGAAGAACTGTTAAACGCTATCGGAGATTGGGCGACCGGCAAGCGCCCCGACATTGGTACCGGAAAACGCGTTGTAAGCCTGGAGCCTACTACGCGATCTTCTTTGTTCGCTGTGTATGAAAACGGCGACGAAGATCATCAAATCTTAATGAAAATGAATTACGAGGTGAATACATAATGCCAGATTTGACTTTTACAACACCGGAAGGTCAGACCATTGACCGCGAACTTTTGATCGCATACCTGAATACGGGCTCCTCCGAGTCCCCTGTGTGGAGTGCTATCGGCAAGCGGGTGGAGGACAGCAGCGAGGAAATGGACTGGGGCCAGGAGAGCAAGCAGGATGTGCTGGGGAACACATTCACAACCATGAAAAAGCCCGTTATTACACAGACCTTTGACCCCATCCCCTTGGATGCTGGTGATGCAGCAGCCGTGAAGATGTGGAATTTGGCCGTAAAAGACCACGATGCGCAGGCGCTGGCCAACCAGGACATGATGATCGGCCACTTCTACGCCACCAGCGGCGATGCAAAGTTTGCCGAGCGTTATGATTCCTGCGCCATTGCCGTTACTTCCATCGGCGGCGAGGGCGGCGGTACACTAAACATCGCCAGTGAGATTACCTATGGCGGGACCCGCACTTTGGGGACCGTGGCGAAGGGCGCTGCCGGCAAGATCGAGTTTGCTGCCGCACAGTAAAAAATAGGGGCGGGGTTTCCCGCCCCATTATCACGCAATATACAAATAAATCGGAGGACACCATGAGCGAAAATATCATCAAAATTGATACCGGCGTAGTCACTAAAACTTTTGTGACTACCGACGGGAAAGAATGTGAATTTGCGTTTAATCCGCTGGATATGGGGCTTTCTCGTCGGCTTTTTTCCGCGTTTGAAAAACTCGACAAAATGAACGATGGTTATAAGGACGAAGTGCAAAAAAACGCCGATAAAAAGGAAATTTTTGACATTGGCCAAAAGATGGACCGGGAAATGCGGGAGATCATCAACGGAGAAGTATTCGGGTTTGATATCTGCACCCCGCTTTTTGGTGAGCTGAATCTTTACGCGCTGGCCAACGGATTCCCCATTTGGGCAAATTTGCTTTTTGCGCTGGTGGACGAAATGGATACTGCGTATGCCCGGGAGCAGAAGCTTACCAACCCGCGCATTAGCAAGTACACCAAGAAGTACCACAAATGAGATACAGCCTGCCAAAATCCGTGGAGCTGGGCGGGAAGGAATACGCCATTCGGTCTGATTACCGGGACATTTTGGACATTTTGGAAATGCTTTCTGATTCGGAGCTGGACAGCGCCGATAAGGCAGAGGCAGTGATGGAAATGTTTTACCCGGATTACGAGGATATCCCATACACGGAATACGAGAACGCGGTGCGGCAATGCATATCCTTTATAAATTGCGGCGAGGAAGAATGCCGGGATGAAAAGCGACCTAAGCTCATGGATTGGCAGCAGGATTTCCCGATGATTGCAAGCCCCATAAATCGCGTGCTTGGCACGGAAATCCGCTCCCTTGAATATCTGCACTGGTGGACATTTATAGCCGCATACCAAGAAATAGGTGATTGCACATTTGCCCAAGTGGTAAGCATCCGCAAAAAGAAATCCAAAAATCAAAAGCTGGATAAATCCGATCAGGAATTTTACAAGCAGAATAAGCATCTTGTGGATTTCAAACGGCAATACACGGATAGCGATGAAAAAGTTATCAATCAATGGATATAAAAAACCGCCCTCCTGTGAGAGCGGTTTTTGCGCGTTGGTTATAGGTCGATTTTTACGGTGTCTTTGTTCTTCAGATAGGAGAACTGCTTCACAAGCCTTTTTGCCTGCGGCGTTTTTTTCGTCACATCAAAAAGGATATATTTCGTTTGGACATCGGCCAGGTATGTGAAGATTAGATACTTTGTGTTCGTTTTTATGCTGCGTTTACTGGCACTTCCCCCAAGAATTGCACCGATGGGCCCGAGCAGCATTGCCCCCGCCACGGCGCCGCCGGCACTGGATACATACTGCTTCTGTATTTCTGTGTTGGTCATGATCGACACATCAATCAGTTTATCAGTTTGCAGATTAAACTCCTGACCGTTTGCCTGCATGATAATGCGAGAGCGCAAACAGGTTAGCTTGCACATGACATTCTGCGGCAGGTCCAGACCTCCTATAAACTGGAACTTGTCGACAAGAAGCAACTCGCCGTCACCGTACCGCTTTTTTAATTTGGCATTATTCGCTGAAACAAAAGCCAGTCTGCAAATAGCAACAATAATAATTACCAAGAACAGGTACTTGGTATCCATAAAACTCCCTCCCTTAAATTTTGGTATCAATAATATACCATATCAAAAATTCAAAAGCAAGTAGGTGATTTAATGTCGGATGGGTCTGTCGTGGTGGAAGTAAATGTTGACGACAAGCAGGCGCAAAAAGAACTCAATTCCATTACTCAGAAAATAGAAAGAATATCTGAAAAGTTAAAAGAGCAAAACACGGGGAAAACGGAGATTGTAAACCAATCTGCGCAACTCGGCGCACAGTTAGATGTAGCAAAAGCAAAATTGGAATACATGAAAAGCGGACAAGAGTTTTTTACATCCGATTCTATTCTCGGACAAGAAAAAAATGTATCTGCTTTACAAAAAGAATTTGACGCTGCTGCAGATAAATTAGATAAAGCAAACGAAAAAATCAGAGAAACCGAACGCAGATTAAATGCGGCAAAAGAAAAAGCCGCAGATTTACAAAAACAAGTTGCAGGGGCGCAAAAATCCGCCCAGGCACTTGCCCCGACAACAAAGGCGTTATCTCCTGCAGCTGAAAAAGCAGAAAAAAGTTTCAACAAACTTGTCGGGCGCATTAAGGGCCTTGCTAAGCGGGTATTTATATTCACAATTATTACCGCCGCGCTGCGGGAAATTAAGCAATATATGTGGTCTGCCATACAGACGAATGATGATGCTATGAATGCAGTTGCTCGACTAAAAGGCGAGCTACGCACCCTAGCGCAACCGATTGTCAATATAGCGATCCCCGCCTTTACGGCCCTGGCAAAAATCATCACATATACACTGACCGGCGCGTCTCGTCTGTTGTCCTTGCTTTTTGGCTCAACTTATAGCGCCTCGAAAAAAGCGGCAAAAAGCCTAAACGATCAACAAAACGCCATCGAGGGTGTAGGGAGCGCAGCGAAAAAAGCAAGCAAGTATTTGGCACCGTTTGACGAGCTTAACACAATAAGCGGCAACGACGCAGGAGGCGGGAGCGAAAGCGGAGGGAATGCAGTTAATTTTGATAGTGATATTGGGAGCGGCGTAAATGCCGTAATGGCCCTAATGACAGGCATTGCGCTGCTTGCAATTGGAGCAATCCTTACTTTTTCCGGCCATGTTGGGGTAGGCATTGCGATGATGGTTGCAGGCGCGTTGACAGTATACGGTGTTTATGCATCCGACGGCGGAGAAGCAGCAAAGACGCTTGTGGAAACTGGTCTTTCAAAGATTCTGATTGCTATCGGCCCGATGATTGCAATTCTCGGCGTGGTTCTTATGTTGACCGGCAATATACCGTGGGGCCTTGGACTACTGATTGCGGGAATTGCGTTGTTTGCTGTCGGCGAAGTGGCGGAAAACTGGGATCTGCTCGGCACCAACCTTGTGGGAGCCCTTGCAAATATGCTAATCGATATTTCCCCTTACATTGCCCTGTTTGGCGCTGTGCTACTGTTTGTCCCCGGGCAGCAGGCCCTTGGTATTGGCTTGATTATCGCAGGTATTGCGTTGTTTGCTGTCGGCGAAGTCGGCGCGAACTGGGAGCTGCTCGGCACAAATTTGACATCGGCACTTACCAAAATATTCAGCGAAATTTCTCCCTATATTGCCGTATTTGGCCTTTTGCTGGCAATGGTGCCCGGTATGATGGCTGTGGGCATTGGCATGATCGTTGCCGGAAGCGCCATGTTTGCGTTTTCCGTAATTGCGCCCAATTGGGATAGCATTACACAGGCGCTTCGTGGCCCTCTTGGCAAAACTCTTGCTATGATCGGCGGTTTTCTTGTTGTCCTCGGGCTTATGCTTATTTTTTCGGGCGTAGGAATACCCTTGGGCATTGGGATGTTGCTTGCCGGTGGCGTTAGTTTGGCGGCGGCCATTGCACCAAATTGGGATTTCATCCGGGACAAAATCAAGAACGTTTGGCAAAAAATCAAAGAATTCTGGAACTCCTATATCGCTCCCGTATTCACTGCGGCTTGGTGGCTGAACCTCGGGAAAACCATTATGAACGGCTTGATCTCGGGTATTGAACGGGGCATCAACTGGGTGCTGGGCGGCGTAAGCGATATGGTGAATGGCATCACGGGCATCTTAAACAAGATTCCTGGCGTGAACATTGGGCGGGTCAATTGGGGAAATGTCCACATTCCTCGCCTGGCCCAGGGCGCGGTGATCCCAGCAAACCGGGAATTTTTGGCCGTACTGGGCGACCAGAAGCACGGCACCAACATTGAGGCCCCCCTGGACACCATCAAACAGGCCGTTGCGGAGGTGCTAGGGCAAGGCAGCGACCGGCCCATTACCATCATTGTCCAAATGGACGGCAAGGAGATGTTCCGGCAGATGGTGCGGGAAAACAACTCCCAGGTGCGCATGAACGGCAAAAGCCCGCTGCTGACGTGAGGTGACGCATGGAAGTACTTAAGGTAACAAAGAAATCCGGGGCTGTGGTATCTCTCCCGGCCCCGGATGAACTGAAATGGAACATTTCCGACCTAGACGCAGATGGGACCGGCAGAAACCAGAACGGCGATATGTTCCGCGACCGCGTGGCCGTGAAGCGCAAGCTGGAATGCTCCTGGCGGCCACTCGTCTCTGCTGAAATGGCCAAGATTTTGCAAGCCGTGGACGATGTTTTTTTCAGCCTTACATACCCCGATGCGATGACCGGCACCGACCGCACTATGACGTGCTACGTAGGCGACCGGTCATCGCCAATCATGCGGCCCGAAACCGATGGGAAATGGCTGTGGGGCGGGCTGTCCATGAATTTTGTGGAGAGGTGAGGCGATGTACAGGGTATCAACCGCGTTTCACACCGCATTTGCAGATTATGGCCGGGAAATCAAAGGCAAAGTCATATTTAACGGCCAGACGGAGCTGGACGGGGACTATGTGCAGGAGATCACCGCAACACCGGCGTTTGACTCCTCGGACGGAATCTCCGTCGGCTCTGCCTGTTCCGGGCGGTGCAAAATCCGCATTTTTAAGCCAGACGAGCCGTTGCAATTGTCCGGCGGGTACTTTGTGCCGTATATCGGCATCTACGTTCCTGGTGGTGATACAGGCACGACAGCCATTGCCGGTCAAGCTGTGGCCGGTAAGGCAATCGCCGGTGTAAGCACCGCAGCGTCTGGGGTGGAATATGTCCCCCTGGGCCGATACTATATCCCCGCAGACGGCGTGGAAAATTTGGTGTATGGCTGGGAAATCACCGGCTATGACCAGATGGCATCCTTGACGGAGCAGTACACCCCGCAAATTGAGTTCCCCGCCACGCCAGACGCTATGCTGACGGACTTGTGTGCGCAAAGCGGCCTGACTCCCCCAACGGTGACTTTCCCGGACATGACAATCGAGTCTGTGTTTGAGGGGACCATCCGACAGCAGCTGGGGTGGCTGGCTGGACTGTGCGGGCAGTCCGCGCACTTCGACCGGGACGGCAATCTGGTGTTCAAGTGGTATGCAAAAACCACTTTCCAGGTCAGCCGGGAGCAGCAGTACATGTCCGGCCTGACCCGCACGGCAGACGGCCTGTACACGGTATCCAGTCTCACCACCGGAACGGAAGATGAACCCATTACGTCCGGCACCGGCTTGGGCATCACGGCCACAAATCCGTACATGAACCAGGCCGTTGCAGACCTGATTCAGCCGGAGTTAGAGATATCTTTTCAGCCCTGCGACGTGAAATGGCGCTGCGACCCGTCTGTTGAGGTGGGAGACGTTATCCGGGTGGAGGGCGATACCGGCGAGTGGCTGGACGTGTGTGTTATGGAGCAGGAAATTCACCTGTACGGTGGCCTGTCCTGCACCATGCACAGTTACGCCCCACAGGACGCGGATTACGCCATGGAAAGCCCTACGGAACAGCGCATTAAGCGGGCTTATGAGGGCCTTACCAAGGCCATGCAGAACGCCACACAGAAGATCATCGGGGCAAAGGGCGGGTATTATGAACTGACTCTGGACGAACAGGGCTTTCCAATCGGCTGGACCCTGCGAGATACGCCCGCCATTACGCCCAATACGCGGATGTGGATTATGTCCACAGGCGGGCTGGGATTCTCCAAGGACGGCGGAAATACCATTTCCGGCGTTGCCTTGACCATGGACGGTGAGATCAACGCAAATGTCATCACCGCCGGACAAATGTCCGCAGAAAGAGTCACCGTCAACGGCCAGACGCTTTCGGACTTCATCGACGCCAGTATCGACGATGACGGCCATCCGGTGCTGCGTATTGGCTCCTCTGCATCGGAAATCGTGCTGAAGGAGTACAACGACAAAATCGGATTCTACGACACTTCCGGGACACTTCTGGCGTACTGGAACAACAACAGCTTTGAGCTGGTGGAACTGAGCAAGTTCCGTCTGGGTCCTATGGGCATTGTCGTACAGCCTAACGGGTCCGTGTCCTTCGTGGGGGTGAATTGATGGCAAGCATTTATGGGCCGGTATCGGCCACCGGCTGGCAATTGCGGCTGGATTACAGCGTATCCCAGAGCATCGCGGACAACAAGTCCACGCTGGCCCTTACGCTGTACATTTATGACGGCACCGGCGAGAGCTACAACCTGGACGCCAATAGTTGCTATTACACTCTGCAAGGCACCAAGGTGTATAACCCGTACCGGTACAATTCCATGGGCTGGTACAAGCTGGGCAGCAAGTCCATCACCGTGGCCCATAACAATATGGGCAAGGGGTCTGTGGTGCTCTCTGCGGACTGGCACAGTGGGTTTACATCATCCTACACACCGTCCAGCCTGACGGTTTCAGGCACGGTCAATCTCCCGGATATCCCCCGGGCATCATCCGTGTCGGCATCCGGGCTTGTGCTGGGTTCTGCCGGTTCACTTACAGTGACCCGGGCCGTGAGCACTTTTACGCACACCATCAAACTCAAGTGCGGCTCTGCGGCACAGGTAACTGTGGCGACAAAATCCAGCGCCACATCCATATCGTATACGCCGCCCTTGGATTGGGCCGCGCAGAATACGTCTGGAATCTCCGTAAACATTACGGCGGAAATTACCACCTACAACGGGGACGCCGTGGTGGGCACCAATACGACCACACTGACAGCATCTATCCCCGCATCGGTAAAACCCACCCTTTCCGTGAGTCTGTCCGACACCTCCGGATATCAGCCCACATACGGCTGGGTGCAGGGCAAGAGCACTCTAAAAGCCACGTTTTCCGCTGCTGGGTCTTATGGCAGCACCATCAAGGCCAAGTCTCTGTCCATCGGCGGAAAATCTGCCAGCCCGGACGGGGCGAATGTCCTTACAGAAAGCGGCACAATGGCCGTTGTAGCCACCGTCACGGACAGCAGAGGGCGCACGGCATCTGTTACCCAGAATATCACCGTAAACGCCTACAGCGGCCCTGGAATCCAGGATTTGACCTTTTTGCGTGGCGACTACTCCGGCGGGACATGGACCGATAACGCCATGGGCGATGATATCAAACTGACGTTTACGCTATCCATCCAGCTGACCGGGAACAAGGCATCTGTGGAGATCACCGGCGCGTCCACGATGGCCGACCAGACCAGCGGTCCAAAGACTGTGTATCTGGTTGCCTTTGGTACGGACACGACCATCGTTGTACAGGTCAAAGCTACGGACTCCCTGGGCACCACGGTAACGCGGGAGATCACCATCCCCACCGTTTCGGTGCCCATGAACATGAATTTTGCCCTGCCCGGTGTTTGCTTCGGCGGCGTGGCGGAACACGAAAAGGTGGTAGAGTTCAAATGGCCTATCCGGTATTTGGGGAAAGCCTTCCTGGACTATCTTCACCCCGTTGGCAGCGTCTACCAGTCCACAGATTCCACCTCCCCGGCGGAACTGTTCGGCGGGACGTGGGAGCAGATCAAGGACCGGTTTCTGCTGGCGGCCGGCGACTCCCATGCGGCTGGCTCTACAGGCGGCGAGGCAACCCACACGCTGACCAAGGCGGAGCTGCCGGACCACACGCACACTCTGAAATACACCGGTCAGAGCGTAACGGAGGGCGTGAACGCCATCCGCCTGTATCAAGCCGCCAGTTATCAGTACAATGCGTATTCCGGCGGGCAGTCCTCCGATTGCGAGGGGCAGGCCCACAACAATATGCCGCCGTACCTGGCCGTGTACACATGGCGCAGGACGGCATAAAGGAGTGTATTACATGCCTGATATCAGCATTACCGTTACCGATAAGCGCCCGGTGTGTACCGCCGGGACAACCGTCGTGTGCGACAACAGCGATTATATCGTACACTGGGACCTGGACGAGGAGTGGAGCGCCTACGACAGCAAGACCATGCGCGTGATCTACATGGACAGCACCTACGCCGATACCGTGTTTAGCGGTGACAGCGTGGCTCTGCCTCCGGTGCCTGTGCCCGGATGTGTGCAGATCGGACTCTACGCCGGGGACATCCACACCAGCCGCATGGCGTTCCTGCGAGCGCTGTCGTCCGTGCGGTCTGCCAGCGGCGCTCCCGCCAACCCCACGCCAGACGTGTACGATCAGCTCATGGAGCGCATGGCCCAGCTGGAGAATCCCGACTGGAACCAGAACGACCCCACCGCAAAGGGCCATGTGAAGAATAGGACGCACTATGTATCACGAGAAAGCGTAGTAATTGTGCCGGAGCAGGAAGTAACGACCGCCGAGCAAAATAACCTGAACGTCGCAGTGTTAAACGACGTTGATTCGAACGCCATCCAGACGCTGTACAGTAGCGAGGATGATACAACATTTGATGTTGTTTTTGATGGGACATCGTATCAGTGCAAATGGTTATTAGGGCCAGACGGGGACCGAGTCCCCGCTTTTGGGAATTTAACCCTTTTTAATCCGAGTTCAACGGATACCGGCGAGCCATTTGTTGTCCTCTGTGGAAGCACCGGAGGTACCCATCGGATTGTTTGCAAAGTGGCTGGGACGCATACTGTTGCAGTCAGCATACGTCAGGATGTTGTGCATACCCTTGACCCGAAGTACATCAAAGATATGTACTACTCAGAGGTCGCTGAAACGGTTATCGGATACGGCATGGACGGGTGGGCAGTAACCACCAAAAACGAAGCTGTCTCAATCCCCAAGATGGCAATCAAGGGTAAAGTGTACGAAAATGTCCCTGTCGACCATACGCAGATGGCAAATGTTGTGTATATCGTCGGTGGGTACACGCTATCCTTCAACCGGATGAACTATTATATGACCGCCGACCCATCGGACTTGTCTGATGCTGATGTTGCGTTTTACGGGGAGGGCACGGTCTACCATCGTCTGCCGACATGGGCGATAAACTTAGGCGGGCAAGGCATCTATGTGGCAGATGCTTCTGGTCCCCCCACTGTTCGGCTGGACAAGATGCCAGAAGATTGTCGCTTTGTGGTTGCTATCAATCTATCAAGAAGCTTCACCGTGAATACTGTGCACTATCGCGGCGAGGATGCACCGATTATCTCATGCAAAACGGGAAAACAAATTACAAATAACGCCGTCCCGAGTTACGCAATGCTGCTGGCTTTGACTGCTGACGGATGGATTTGCGTAAATCCGATTGCGTGATAACAGATGGAGTTTGGGCCGTGGTTGACGCGTAATGTGCCCGATTCGGGCACCGAAAGGAGTGATCTAATGGCATTTAGCAAGACGAGCTTTGTGGACAACCAGACCGTTATCGACGCTGATACCCTCAACGCCATCCAGGATGAGCTGATCCGGGTGGCCGGACTGCTGGGCAAGGACATCCAGTCCGCTGCCATCAACGACAGCGGCCATCTGATCCTGACGCTGACAGACGGCACCGAGCTGGACGCTGGTGTTGCCAAAGGCACACAGGGGGCCAAAGGCGACACGGGCTCCACCGGTCCGCAGGGCCCCGCCGGACCGGCAGGCTCTGACGCCAGAGTCACGGAAGCGAATATCGAGGCTGCCATGGGATACAAGCCCGCTGACCCCAGCAAGTATCTGCCCCTGACCGGCGGGAAGCTCACCGGCAACCTGGAGGGCAAGTACATCACCGGCACTTGGCTTCGGGCTACGAACGCAGGGCACCAGGAAGCAGCAGCCACCAAAGTGGCCGTACTGGATGCGCAGGGCTGGATTTATTACCGCACACCTGCGGAGCTGATGGCGGATATGGGCCTTGCAGATGGCACGGAGGTGAGCTACTGATGGCGAAGAAGCTGTATGAGGAGTCCTCCGTGCAGGACATCGCGGCGGCTATCCGGGAGAAGAACGGCGGCACGGCCACCTACAAGATCGCTGAGATGGGCGCGGCGGTCCGGGCAATTCCCACCAGTGAAGCGGTCCAGTGGCACCAATGCCCGGAGGCGGTACGGAACTTTCTTGCCAACGTGACCTATGACCCCAGCGATTACAGCACGTCCCAGATCGACAACTACGCTCCTGCTACGGCGGACCAGAGCAACACAAAGCCCATCGGCCAAGCCGTTGACGGCAAGATATTCTGCAATGAAGAGCCAAATACCCTGACAGCGTTTGCAACCGCCCATAAGGCAGGGACACTCAAGCCGTTAGACAAAGTCCGATGGATAAACACCTCCCAGACGCCAAATGTCCGGGACATTGGCGGCTGGGACTGTGACGGTGGGACGATTAAATACGGAAAAATATTTCGTGGTGGCGAACCCGCGCTAGCAGACGCGGCGTTGCTTACCGAGGAAATTGGAATCGCGGCCGAACTGGAGCTACAGGGAACAGAAGGTGGCAACTCTAATGTCCTTGCCGGGAATGTAGATTATTGCTGCCCGTTGAATGGCGCCTATTGGGCGTATTATACCAGCGTTCTCAACAGCAAAACGCAGGCAAAAGAAGCGTTTGAATTCGTTATATCCTGCGCCTGCCATCGCAAGCCGGTCTATGTCCATTGTTCTGCCGGGGCAGATCGTACTGGGACGGTCATCTGCGTTCTGGAAGGAATCCTTGGCGTAACGCAATCGGACTGCGATAAAGACTACGAACTTACATCCTTTGCGGGTAACAGCTATCTCCGTAAAAGATGTGGCAGAACCGCGGAAGAAACAGGCACTGCTGAAGAATCAGGATACAAGCAGTTTATCTCCGGCATTGTAGCATTGCCGGGTGCCACATTCCGGGATAAATGCGTGAATTTTGTCTTGTCGTGTGGAATCACAGCAGAGCAGATAAACGCATTCCGCGCCGCCATGATCGACGGAACGCCAGAAGTATTGACCCCAACGGTCAACAGCTATACGGTATCCAAGACGCTTTCGGGCGCTGCTGCGGATAACAGTGCATCATCGGCAACACAGTATCAGCCATACGAGGTCGGAATCGTGCCTGAAAACGGCAAGATCATCAGCAGCGTAAAGATCACAATGGGCGGCGTGGACATCACGCCTGCCGCCTTTGCCGGACAGCAGGCAAACCTGCGGCACGCAGTCACAATGAACCTGAAAAACTGCGCCATCGACAACCACAAAAAAGCCGTGATTGATGGCGAGGGATATGGAGCGACGATCACGGCAGCTGCCGGATACACCTTGGACGGAGCAGCGGTAACAATCACAATGGGAGGTATAGACGTGTCAACGTATTATTCAAACGGCAAAATTGCTATCCCGAGCGTTACGGGAGACATCGCAATTACAGTAACAGCTGTTTCGAGCGCACCGACCTATACCAACTTGTTCGACGCGAGCAAAATGCACGCTGGCCAGAGAATCAATTCCGGCGGACAGTTGGAGGCCAACAGCGCGTGGAACGTGTCGAACGATATCAGCTATGAAGCCGGTTCGACATCTACCGTCAGAATCAAAGGCATTGGTAGTCCCACAGCAAGCGATGGGCGTGTTTGCTACAGCGTAGACAACGGGGCGAGCTGGTATGCTGCGGCTTATATGAAAAACTCCGACAATTATGCCTATGACGCAGCCAATGACATCGTTTCCTTCACGCTCAAAACACCGAATCCGAATACGTTCCACGTTTCGTTCCCTTCGGCTGTCGATGTGAATGGACTCGTTATCACGCTCAATGAAGCAATTATATAACCGAGTTACCGTATTGCCGTGAGGTTCAAATAGGCTCAAAAGAGCATCTTTTTGGCTTTATAGGATGCCCTACAAACTTACCCTGCCCAGTACCGAACGAAGGTATCACAGGGCGGCAAAAGGCTCACAAGAGCATCCTACACGTTCCATACACCGCAATTACGCCGTAGCGGCGGCAACCACCTGCGTGGCGGACCAGATCACCGCCAGCTCCTTCCGCCTGCGGACCAACGGCTCCTCCCGGTGCTGGGCCAACGGGTCCCAGATCAGGTGGATCGCGCTGGCACTTTGACGAGAAATTCATACGAGAAATTCATAATTGAAGGGAGCTATACGCATGAAAGAAAACACGATCAAGGCCGCGCTGGCGGCCGCCCTGGGGGGCCTGTGCGCCTATGGGGTGCAGCTGCTGGTGCCGGTGATGGTGCTGGTAGTGGTAATGCTGCTGGACTACGCCACGGGCATGACCAAGGCATGGAACGCCGGGGAGCTGTCCTCCCGGGTGGGCCTGCGGGGCATCCTGAAGAAGGTGGGCTACTTGGTCATCGTCACCGTGGCCGCTGTGGTAGACTGGCTGCTGCGCTACGGAGCCGACACCCTGGGCTGGGACTGGCCGGTGGAGTTCCTGTTTGCCAGCATTGTCATTATCTGGCTGGTGATCAACGAGCTGCTGTCCATCCTGGAGAACGTGTCGGCCATTGGTGCACCGGTGCCTGGTTTCCTCCAGGCGTTGTTAAAGAAGTTAAAGGTACACGCCGAGGATACGGCGGCGGACAAGCTGCCGGGAGAGGAGGACGACAATGAGTAAGAAAGCTATGCTGTCCCAGCCCATGGCCGGGAAGTCTGATGAAGAAATCGTGGCTACCCGGGAGAAGGCTATTCATGCGCTGGAGTCTCGCGGCTACGAGACCGTGAACACTCTGTTCACGGACGAGTGGTATAGCCAGGAGAACATGGAGAAACGCGGCGTGGCGCAAATCCCGCTGTGCTTCTTGGCCAAGTCCCTTGAAAATATGAGCCTGTGCCACGCGGCGTATTTCTGCAAGGGTTGGGAGAGCGCCAGAGGCTGTCGCATTGAACACGCTGCGGCCCAGGCATACGGCCTGGATATCATCTATGAGGAGGACGACAACAATGAGTAAGCGAGTGTACATCAGCCCCAGCGACCAGACGGAAAACCGCTATGCCTGGGGCAATACCAATGAGCACGTCCAGTGCCAGAAGATCGCCGAAGCGGAGGCTACCGCTCTGCGCCGCAGCGGCGTGGAGGTGAAGCTGGCTGCCTTCGGCACCACCATGGCCCAGCGATGCGCCGAGTCCGACGCCTGGCACGCGGACATCCACAACTGCGTCCACACCAACGCCTTTAACGGCAAGGTCATGGGCACCCGGATGTTCTGCTTTGCTATCCCCGGCAAGGGCTACGACGCCTGCAAGGCGGTGTTCGCGGAGCTGGCCCCGCTGTCCCCCGGCACCTCCGAAAACATCCAGAAGGCCAGTTACTACGAGGTGCGTGTACCTAATGCGCCGTCGGTGTACTGCGAGTGCGAGTTCCACGACACCGCCGAGGGCGCCAAGTGGATCGTGGAGCACACCACGGCCATCGGTGAGGCCATCGCCAAGGGCCTGTGCGAGTATCTGGGTGCGGCCTATGTCCCGGCCAGGCAAGAGACTCCCAAGCCCGCCGAGCCTGCCCAGAGCGATACCTTGTACCGGGTCCAGGTGGGGGCCTTCGCCGTCCGCGCCAACGCCGAGAAGATGCTCCAGCGGTTGAAGGACGCCGGGTTTGACGGTTTTATCCGGGAAGGTTCAAGATGATGTGAAGAGAGCGTCAAAGTAACGGGTTTAAAAATCTGGACGAAACCGGGGCAACGATGCGCCGACCCCCTGTTTCCGCCAAAGCTCCGCAAGTCCACGGCGAATATAATCGCCATGAATACAACTTACCGAGACATCCGCGCAAAGCTGCGCAGTATGGCCCCTCAGCGTGCCATTGATTACATCGCCGCGCTTGATCTTCCGGGAGACGAGGCGTTTTGCATCATCGCGTGCGACGTCAAGCAACAATCCAGACAGCAGGTGGCAAACAGGCTGTTTGCGTCGGTCGAGTATGTCAAGAAGCGCCGCCGCAACGGTTACCAAAAGATTGCCGACCATATCAAAAACCCATAAAGTAAAGACCCAACAAAGACCTTTTTCAGGCTCTTTGTTGGGTCTTTTTTGCTGTATTTTATAGATATACAAGGGGGTGCGGCGAAATGAGCGTAATGGAGCGGCTGTTGGCGTGTGGGTATACGGCGGATATGGCACGTGATATATGCAATCAATACGGATCTGACACCGCCGGATTGCTTCCCCTTGTGCGCATTGTAGAGCTCTTGCACGACGATAGGCGCGAATATGTATAGCTACTACAACGAGAACCCAAAAGGGAAAAACACAGGGGACTGTACCGTCAGAGCAATATCAAAAGCCACCGGCAAGGACTGGGGCGAGACGTATTTGCGACTGTGCATCCAAGGATATCTTGACGGGGATATGCCGTCTGCAAATGCTTGCTGGGGCCGGTATCTCCGCAGCATCGGATACCGGCGGTACATCGTACCGGACACTTGCCCGGATTGCTACACGGTGGGACAGTTTGCGGAGGATCACCCGGTAGGCAACTATATTCTGGCCCTGTCCGGCCATGTGGTTTGCGTGCAAAATGGCACGATCTGGGACAGCTGGGACAGCAGCAACGAGAACGTATTGTATTACTGGGTTAAGGAGGACTGATTATGGCTTACACACCTTACGGATGGCAGAACCCCTATTATCCACCCCCAATGCAGGATAACCTGATGCAGATGCGGCAAATGCAGCAACCACAGATGCAATCTCAAATTCCGCAGGCCCTTCAAAATCCGGTGGCGCAGAGCGGTGTACAGTGGGTCAGCGGCGAACAGGAGGCCCGAAACTGGATGATCGCGCCCAACGCCGCCGTGGCGTTGTGGGACAGCTCCGCACCGACTGTGTATCTCAAACAGGCCGATGCAAGCGGCAAGCCGACGCTCAAAGTATACGACCTTGTAGAGCGGCTTGCAAGCGCCCCTGACGCGCAGAAAGCGCCCGCTGCGGAATATGTGACCCGTAAAGAGTTCGACGCGCTGGCGGCGCTTGTGAGCGAAATGAAGGGCAAGAAGCGCAAGGAGGAAAAGAGCGATGAATAATCCGTTTTTCGGTGCAATGGGCGGCGGCAACGGCTTTATGCAGATGGTGCAGCAGTTCCAGCAGTTCAAGGCAAATTTTCATGGCGACCCCAAAGCAGAGGTCGAAAAACTCTTGCAGAGCGGGAAACTCTCACAAGCTCAGCTGAACCAGTTGCAGCAGATGGCGAAGCAGTTCCAAAGCCTGATGCAGTAAGCAAGTTTAAGCAAGTTTAAGCAAGTTTAAGCAAAGTTTAAGCAAAGTGTTTGCTAAATTATTAGGTTAATCAATATCGTGGCCACGATTTGATAATAAAAAACTGAAAGGAGTTTTTCTATGTCTCTTTCTTCTGACGGCGCTCCCATGCTGACAATGCCCGTGGCACCCACTAACTCCGGCGGCAACGGCGGTTTTGGATGGGATGGTAATGGCAGTTGGTTCATCATCATCCTGTTCCTGTTTGCCTTCCTTGGCTGGGGTAATAACGGCTGGGGCAACAACGGCGGCAATTCCGGCGGCGTGGTAGACGGCTATGTGCTGTCTTCCGATTTTGCCAACATTGAGCGCAAGATGGATCTCATCAACGGTGGGCTGTGCGATGGCTTCTATGCCGCGAACACCACGCTGCTGAACGGCTTTGCCGGTGTCAACCAAAACATGAACAACGGTTTCCAGACCGCTGAACTGTCCCGCGCCAACCAGCAGGCCGCGCTGATGCAGCAGCTCAACGCCATGCAGATGCAGGCTGCCGAGTGCTGCTGCAACACCCAGCGCAGCATCGAGGGCGTGCGCTACGACATGGCCGCGCAGGCGTGCGACACGCGCAACACGGTGCAGAACGCGACCCGCGACATCGTGGAAAATCAGAACGCCAACAGCCGCGCCATTCTGGACTTCCTGACCAACTCCAAGATGCGCGATCTGGAGAGTGCAAATCAGGAGCTGCGTCTGGCGGCGTCTCAGTCTGCGCAGAACAACTATCTTATTTCGCAGCTTCGCCCGTGCCCTTCTCCCGCTTACATTACCTGCAACCCGTGGGCGGGTAGCGGCTATGGTGGATGTGGATCCGGTTGCGGCTGCTGATAACTGCATAGCATAGCTTTTTGTTGGCAATGTTTTGTTAACGTCAACAAAATGTTCGGCCCCGTGCCGATACTAAACCAAAGCGGCGGGGCAATAGCCCTGCCGCTGATTTTATGAAAGGAGTTTTCTATGCCTGAATACACTGCGATTGCCACGCAGACTGTGGCGGCAAATCAGAATGTGCTTTTTACCGAGGCACCGATCCCCTGCACAAAGGGCCTTATCACTCACCGGGTAGGCTCCGGCCTGTTTAACCTTCGCGGCAACTGCTCTCAGTGCCGCGCCCGCTACAAGGTGGACTTTATCGGCAACATTGCCGTAAGCACCGGCGGGACCCCAGGCCCCATCTCCGTTGCCATTGCGGTTGACGGTGAACCCCTGCTGTCCTCCGTTGCGACGGTTACGCCCACGGCTGCGGAGGCGTTTTTTAACGCAGCGGCATCTGAGTACGTTGACGTTACAAAGGGCTGCTGCGCGTCGCTGTCCATCCGCAACGTGAGCGGCGAAGCCATTGACGTGAGAAACGCGAACCTTATCATTACCAGAGTTTGCTGAGAAAGGAGAACACAATGGGAATGAAATCTATGTATAATCTGCGCGACATGCTCTGCAAGGAGCTTGACGAAATCGCCCGCAAGGGTGAGCTTGGCGCGGGAGACCTCGATATCGCGCATAAGCTGACCGACACCATCAAGAACATCGACAAGATCGAGACGCTTGAAGAGGGCGGTTATTTTAGCCGCTATCACGACGACGATATGCGCAATTCGTATGGGAGGGGCGTCTCTTACGCGAGACGGCACTATGTCCGCGGGCATTACAGCCGCACGGACGCAACTGAGCATCTGCGCAGCCAGATCAACGATATGATGCGCGAGACTGACGATGACCGCATCAAGGATGCCCTGCGTCGTGCAATGGACATGATGGAGGAATAAAGGGGGTAGGCCCCGATGATCGACGAAAAGGAGCTGCAGCTTTGGATCTCTCGCCTGGAAACGGAAAAATCCAGCTGGACGAACTACGAAAAGCTGGCGACGCTGTATACCATCCAAAACCAAAACCGTGGGAAGGGCGAGCCGCCGGCGATGCCGCGATACTCTGCCGCGCCCGCAAAGGAGTACGGAGATAGCGATTTCCTCCGCGCGGTGGCCCGCGTTGACCCGGCCCGTGCGTGGGAAGTGATGGACGAACTCATGGACAGCTTGAAGGTCGTCAACGAGCGAGTGTATAACAGCGTTATGCGCAAGCTGGAAAAGTGAAAAATCCCCCGTCATTTACGGCGGGGGATTTTTTAGGCATATTTGCCCTTTATGTCCATGAAGGTAAAATATGCCTAACGCGGTGTTACAAAAAACGCGCCATCGTTGTCTGCATCAATCCGCCTGATGAAGCGCGTCCAAAATTCCTTTTTTTCGTTCCGCGAGTATGTATCATATTCGCCCAGCCCATCTTTTAATGCGTCAAGGTCTGTCTCTGGCTTTTCCTCCACGGTTTCCAGTGCCCTTTTCAAACTCGCGTATTCCGCTTTATAATCGCCAAGCTCAATCAGATCGTTTAGGTATAGCGTTTTTAGCTTGCTCATTTTCTTTCGTATCGAGTCCGCGCTGTGCGTGGGCTTTTTTTCTGCCTTTTTATAGTACCGATTGTTCCGTTCTGCGATTCCCTCCATCTCGTGTAGTAGGTAGTCTTCCAGCGCATCTTCTCGGATCCTTTTTGTATGCGGGCAAGCGGAGTTGTCAAACATCCGCGTCCGGCATCGGTAGTATGTATATGTTTTTTTTACGGTTTCCGATTGCATCGTTTTCCCGCACTCTTTGCAGCGCAATATCCCGGAAAACAGATACACGCGATCCGTGCCAACTCCCGCACAGCGTTGTGACCGCTGGCGAATAATATCATTTACAAGGTCAAAGTCCTGTTTGCTCACCAGCGCGGGACAGGCATTTTCGATGCCGTACACCTCCCCGATGTAAAGACGGTTCCGGAAATAGTTTACATACTTGTTATAAGCCCGGTCAATTCCCCATGTGTCAAGCATATATCGCTTGACGGCAAGGACGCTTTTTAGCCGGATAAACGCGGCAAACATATCTCGCGCCGCATCTACCGTGCCGTTATCAATCTGGTATTGCCTGTCCTTGATGGCATAACCTAACGGTGCTTTTGAGCCTGCCGGTTGCCCTTTTGCCCGTTTCCCATCATTGATAAATTTGATTCGTTCGCTTGTGCGGTCGGCCTCATCTTGCGCAACGGAAAGCATGATATTGACCTTTAATCGCCCGGACGCGGTGCGCGTCTCGTAGTCCTCTTCCGTCGCTTGCCATGTTACGCCGTATCGGTCGAGCTGCGTTTGCACGTCATAATACCCCGCGACATTGCGGAACCAGCGGTCGAGCTTGATAAATAAGATTGTGTCTACCTTTCCCGCTTTGCAATCGTCCAGCAGCCGCAGGAGCGCCGGACGTTTTTTATACGGCTTCCGCGCGGATATTCCCGCATCCTCATATATGCCTACTACAGTCAGCTTGTGTTCTTGGGCATATCTTGTCAGCGCGTCTCTTTGCTCTTGCAATGACAGGCCGTGACGCGCCTGTTCGTCGCTCGACACGCGGATATACAGTGCTGCTCTCATCACCGCCCCCTCCAAAATCCGTAATCTGCGCAATGCAAATCGACATACACGCACCACGCGGTCAGTAACACCACCACCACAAATAAAATAAAAATCACGGCGTTGCGGATATGGACACCACGCCGCATAATCTCGATCATGTCTTCCTTTGCGTCAACATGGCGCTCCAGCTCGTCATTTCGCGCCTGCAAGGTCTCTTCGTTCCTTGTCAGCCGTTCGGAAATTCCGAACACCTCGTCAAGTGAGATCCCAAGCGCCTTGCAGATAGGCGCGACGGTGTAAATAGACGGGGCTTTGGAAAACTTTGAAAAGAAGTTCTGCACGGTGGACAGCGGCACGCCGGAAGTGTCTGAAATTTCCTGATAGGTCAGTTTCAATTCTGCCTTGCGGATTTTGCACACCTCTTGGATGTTCATTTATACCACCTTAATTTCTTCGATTTTCACGCCGCGAAGTCACAAGATGAGGGCTTGCCGAACCTCGTCGAGCGCTGTCTTATTGCAAGGTTTTGGCGTTGAAATAGTTAAGCAAAGCGGAGTATGGTCAAATCATGCAGCGGCAACCGCTCCGTGCTGGCTGCACAGAGCCCCCGCCGTTGTTGCGGAGACGGCGGGGGCTTTTCTCTTACTTCATACCAAGGAGTTTGCCAAGTTTTCTTTGCCGCCCCGCTTTGGTCGTGGGAATCCCAGTTGCTTTTGAAATTTTTCTTTTCATCTTTGTGATTCCGAGCGCACGTTTCCAGCTAAAGGACAGGCCGAGGATTTTGCTCTTCGCCATTTGGCGCACCACCTTTTGGTTTTATATTTTCGACTGCACAAAGTGCAATAATCGACATATAGCCCCGTTACTATAATTATTTGGAGGGACACAAAATGTTGTGCGAAGAAGAAAACCATGCTATTCTTATTAGAGAGCGCCTAAAATCTGAGGTGCTATCACTTACTGACAGCCAGGCGGAATATGTTTTATGGAGGCTGGAATGTTTATTGCAAGAAGAGAATTAAATAATCTGCGGGAAGAAAACCGCAAACTTAAATTGCAGCTTGCAGAGGCGCAGGAAGCGGAGCGAGAATACAACCGCCGATCTGCCATCATTGACAAAGCGGCGCTTCCGAAATGCAAAAGCATCGCGTGCTCTGGGTGCAAGCATGTTGTGGTCCGCTATACTACTTGGGGTGGTTGGTACGTTCTTGGCTGCGGGAAAGACAATCCCTGCAAAGACTACGAGCCGACAGACATTACCCCCGAAAAAGCTGAAGCTATCCGAGAAGCGCTGAACATTCAGTGGCAATATAATTAACCAGAGAACAAGCAATTCAGCAGAAACCCGAAAACAGCACCTATTGCAGCAACGAGGCAATCCCTCGCCGTTATAGACCACGCTTGGGAGTTTTCTTTCTGCGCATATGCAAGATAATTAGCCCCTCTTTGGCGAGCAATAAGCCCTCGCTTTTCGCCATTTACAAGGCAATATGCAAAGCTATGACCGCAGAGTACATCAGCATCATTTTCATTATGCGCGGTTATCAATACGGCATCGGTTCGCGCTTGCTTTAAAAGCTTTAGCTGCGCCTTTGTCAAAGCGATATACGGGAAGTCATCTTTCTTGTTATCAAGATCGCTTTCCCACTTTTGCCGCTCTGCATCGGTCAATATCTTATCATGCGGATTAGTCGGAATAAAAACATTACTCATAGTACTTGTTTTGCGCTCAATACAATCGGAAGGAGTTTTTCACACTGAGCGTCGGACAAATCATCAATAGCTACCAATAGCGCTTTCTTTGCTGCGCTTAAGCCCTCGCCCTCTGTGGCGGGGGCTTTTTCGTTCTCGCTCGGCGTTATTCCCGCCAGCTCAAGAATAGACGCCCCCAAGTAATTTGCAATTACTTCAATGGTTTCAAACGGCGGGCTTTTTTTGGAATCTTCCCACTTACCAATCATTCCATTCCCAAGGCCAAGGTCTTTCTCTATTTGCTTGATCGAGGTCCCGCGTATTTGCGCAAAGCTTCTTATGTTTTGGACGATGATTTTATTACGTGTATTCATAGGAAAAAATATTTCTTTTGTAGCGAGTTAGCTATTGACAAGTAGCGGATTTTCTACTATAATAGCTTTCAGAGGGTGACAAAAACCAAGCCCCCACCGAATGCGGGCCTTAGAAAATGTTGAATTATGTCTGCAAAACTATAATAGCGCATTTTCTATCTTCTTGTCAAGAGCGTGGGGGCAATTCCCTCAAAATTTTCTATGCTACGCTATAGAAAATTCGCATTGTCAAGGACAATGCGAATAAGTGTGAAAGGAGGATCGAGAGTGATTTATGAGAACGTCAAGCGCCTTTGCGATGAGCGAAATATCAGCATTTGGGCGCTTGAGAGAGCGTGCGGCATCGCAAATGGCGCGATTGGGAAGTGGAATGGCAGTATCAATGCTCCGCGCATTGACACCGTGAAAGCCATCGCCGACTACTTCGGCGTTACCGTGGACGCGCTGCTGAAATCCAGCGATGGGCAGTAAAAAAATGCCCCGCCCAATGTTGCAGCATTGAGCGGGACGGCGGAACAAATCTTAGGCTTAGATATGTGTCCTGTGGCTATTTTAGCACAGGGGAAAGGAAAAGGCAATGAGTAAAAAGCCGGAATACAAAATCATTTGGGTCACGCCCCCCGACCCTGTAAAGTTGGGGACGATCATGGGCGAGATTTACGCGCGCGGCAGAGGGCTTGAGTTTGTCGGCCTTGTGCCGAACGGAAAGGATAGCGGAGGTGCGAAATGAGCGTGTTTGCATGGGCGCTGACGTATATCGGCGCGGCTACGGTGAGTTATCTGTTTATGCGGCTGCTGGACAAACTGGACAGGCCGGGGAAGTAAAATTAATAGGGAGGAAAGACGATGCGGGACGTGCTGAAAGCGGCGGGGCGACCGGTATGAGAAGCGCGATGCAGTATAGCGAGCCGGAGCGCCCATTGGAGCCGAAGGACTACGATCTTCCCGTCTGCCCCGTGTGCGGGGAGGAGACGGACACCTACTACAAAAACAAGGACGGCGTCATCGTGGGATGCGAGTTTTGCATCGACGCGGTGGACGCATGGGAGGGAAAGGAATGAATATGAGCTTGTACCACATCGATCAGGAGCTGGAGAACCTGATCGACCAGGAAACCGGCGAGGTGCTTGATTTTGATGCGTTTGAGGCGCTGCAAATGGCGCGGGACGCCAAGATCGAGGGCGTAATCTGCTGGACAAAGAATCTGGCGGCGGAGGCAAAGGCTATCCGCGAGGAGGAGAAGGCGCTTGCCGAGCGGCGCAAGGCTATGGAGAGCAAGCGGGAAAAGCTGCTTGCCTATGCAGAACGGGCGCTGGGCGGCGCGGCGTTCCAGACGGCGCGGTGTGCCGTGACGTATCGCAAAAGCACGGCGGTGGAGATCACCGACATGGACGCTGTGGTGAAGTGGTGCATGGACAACGGCTACGACGGCAAGATCACCTTTGCCCAGCCCACGGTGAGTAAGACGGACATCGCGCCGCTTCTCAAGTCCGGCGTGTCTGTGACCGGCGCGGAGCTGTGCGAGAAGCTGAACATGGGGGTGAAGTGATGGATAACATGACGATCTACAATGCAGTTCGTAGTGTGCCGGACAGCGCCAAAAGACGCATCGAGGCGGGGCGCTTGAAGGGCAAGACAGACATTAACCCCATGTGGCGCATCAAGGCGCTGACAGAGCAGTTTGGGCCCTGCGGCTATGGCTGGAAATACGTTATCACTGACAAGAGGTTGGAGCAGGGCGCAAATGGCGAAGTAGCCGCATTTCTGGACATTGATCTGTTTGTAAAGGCAGGCGGCGCCTGGTCTGACGCTATCCCCGGCACTGGCGGCAGTGCGTTCGTGGCAAAGGAGAAGAACGGCCCATATACCTCCGACGAGTGTTTTAAGATGGCGCTGACTGATGCTATCTCCGTGGCGTGTAAGGCGCTTGGATTTGGGGCGGACGTGTATTGGGACGCCGACAAGAGCAAGTATGACAAGCCGGATAAGTGCGAAAAGAAGCCGGATAACAAGGCAGATGCGCCGATGCTGTGCGAGCATTGCGGACTTCCCATTAAGTCGGTGAAGCGCGGGGACCGCGTGTATCCCACCAGCGAGATCGCGGAGAACTCCGTGAAGAAGTACGGCAAGCGGCTGTGCTGGGTCTGCATGAAGGCAGCCAACGCGACGGGGAATAACCATGCAGCAGATAACGGTTGATGCGGCGCGGTGGTCGCAGGACAGCGATGGGGCGTGGCTGTGTCTACGTGTGAAGTCTCCAGAGGCGGCAATGGAGTTGTGCGACACCATAAAGCCGGGGAAGGAGTACACCGCCACCATCAAAGGCAAGGGGCGGAGCCTCGATGCAAATGCCTACGCATGGGTACTGCTGGACAAGCTGGCGGCGCACTACGGCGTTGCGAGAGAGAATGTATACCGGCAGGAGATACAGAGCATCGGCGGTGTAAGCGAGGTGCTGTGCCTGCGGGAAAAGGCGGTGGAAGCGTTCTGCCGGAGCTGGGAGCGGAACGGTATCGGCTGGATGACCGATACCGGCCCCAGCAAGCTCAAGGGCTGCGTAAACGTGACTGTATGGTACGGCAGCTCCGTATACGACACGGAGCAGATGGCGCGGCTGATAGACGCCATTGTGCAAGACTGCCGGGATGTCGGCATTGAGACCATGACACCGCGAGAGCTGGATGCCCTCGTTAGCCGGTGGGGAGAGGTTAGCGTATGAACGACAAAAGATGCTTTTTGTGCGGCCGGAATGACACCGGTGACCCGCTGGAGCGTCACCACATTTTTGGCGGCGCGAATCGGAAGAAAAGCGAGAAGTACGGCCTTGTGGTGTACCTGTGCGGCAATCGCTGCCACCGGAACGGGCGCGGCGCGGTACACAAGAACGGCGACCAGATGCGCCGTTTGAGACGGTACGGGCAGCTCAAGGCGATGGAGGAGCAGAGATGGACGGAGGCGGACTTTCGCCGCGAATTTGGGAAAAGCTATTTATGAGAGGCGATAAGAGATGCTGAACAAGATTTTCATCATGGGCCGGTTGACACGCGATCCGGAGCTGCGCAGGACACAGAACGGTACAGCCGTCACCAGCTTTACACTGGCGGTAGACCGGGACTTTAAGAACGCGGACGGCACTAAGGACACGGATTTTATTGACGTGGTTGCATGGCGCACCACCGCCGAGTTTGTGTCCAAGTATTTCTCCAAGGGGCGCATGGCCGTGGTGGAGGGCCGCTTGCAACTGCGGGACTGGACGGACAAGGACGGCAATAAGCGCCGGAACGCCGAGGTGCTGGCGGACAACATTTACTTTGGCGATGCCAAGAAGGACGCGGACAGCGGCGCCAAGAAATACGCGGGCGGACAGTTCGGGGAGGTGGACGAGGACTTCGACACGGACGACGATATGCCGGTTTGATAGGAGGTAGAGCGGCATGGATTACTGGCACAAGCGGTACACCTGCCCATACTTTACCAGCAGCGAGAAACGGCGGGTCTGCTGCGAGGGAGGTAGCCGCGTCAGCTTTGAGACGGGCGGCGCGGCATCCCGCTTCATGAGTCAATTCTGTGCTGGGACGTGGGAGCATTGCACCATCGCACGGCACCTGACGGACGAGTACGAACGAAAGGAGGAAAAGAATGGGAAATAGGCGTATCGCCGAAGGAGTGGGAGGCGGTGCATAGTGGCTCTTGAGTACATTCCCTTTTATTACAGTTATCGCAAGAAATTAGAGAAACTCTCAGATCAAGAGGTAGGTCGGCTTGTACGGGCTTTGCTGGAATATGGCGAGACCGGAGAGACGGAGGAACTTACGGGACGGGAGTCGATCGCATTCGATTTTATTGCGGATGATATAAATAGGGCAAAAGCGGCGTATGACGAGAGATGCGCAAAGAACCAGCGCAACATAAAAAAACGATATGCACATCATGATGGTACGACCGTATACGATGGTATACGTTCGAATACGACCGTATACGAAACGCACCAAACCAAAGACAAAACCAAAGACAAAACCAAAGATAATTCACTCCCACCTAACGGTGTGAGTGATACGCGCGCGAAGCGCTTCACACCACCATCCGCTGATGATGTATCCGCCTATGTTCAGGCGCAGGGCTATCACGTCAACGCAGATCGCTTTGTCGCCTTCTACGAGCAAAAGGGGTGGATGGTAGGCAAGAACCGCATGAAAGACTGGAAAGCCGCCGTGCGGAATTGGGAGACGAGGTGGAAGGAGGAACACGGCGATGGACATAACGGCGATGCTGGAGCACCTGCGAAAAAATGGAATATCCCCGGAGAAGTCGTACTTTGAGTGCCCGGTCTGCGAGGACAGGGGCTATACGGCCACACGCAGCGCCACCGGGGAGCTTGTGACCCGTATCTGCCCTTGCCAGATACGCAAGGACAACCAGCGGCGCATTGCGCGTAGCGGGCTATCCGGTCTGCTGGAAAGCTGTACGCTGGATACGTACCAGACGGCGGAGCCGTGGCAGAAGCAGGCAAAGCAGATGGCCGAGGCGTATATCACGGATTGGCGCGGGAAGTGGTTTTATGCCGGTGGGACCCCCGGCAGCGGGAAAACGCACCTGTGCACGGCGATCTGCGGGAAGCTGATGGAGGCAGGCTTGCCGGTACGGTATATGCAGTGGCGGTCGGACATTCCATCCATCAAGGCAAAGGTAAACGATGCGGAGCTGTACGCCGATGCCGTTGGAAGGCTGAAAACTATCCGTGTGCTTTACATCGACGACTTTCTCAAGGGAAACGTGACGGAGGCTGACCGGAACATTGCCTTTGAAATACTCAACGCACGATACATAAAGCCGGAGTGTGCCACGATCATCAGTTCCGAGCGGACGATAGGACAGATATTGGACTGGGACGAGGCGATAGGATCCCGCATTGCGGAGCGCGCGAAGGGCTTTACCATGAGCGTGACGGGCAGCGGAAAGAACTGGAGGTTGCGATGAACGACGGCGCATGGAAGATCGCGTCCGGCAGGCTGTGCGTGGCCTGCTTGCAGGAGATGGCGGCGGAATACATCATCGAGCCAGCGTTCCACGGCTGGGCGCGGGGCGTGTGCCAGCGCTGCGGGAAAGACCAGAAACTGACGACGTTCAAGCGTTACACCATGAGCAAGCGCGGACTGGAGAAAAGAGGGTTGTTGGATGAACAGTGATGATCTGATGCGGCTGGGGCCTGCGGCGCAGAAGCAGATCATGGAGAAGATGCGCAAGCCCGGAAAGTACAAGGCGCAGAAGACGCGGCGCGGCAAGCTGACTTTCGACAGCAAGAAGGAGGCGGAGCGCTATGACGCTTTGTTGCTGCTGCAAAATGCCGGGGAGATACGGGGG